ATGTCCGAATTAATCGCCCAAGTATCCGGCATTATCACCTCTGCCAATTTTGAAGACCCGGCAGAAGACATGAAACGATCTGACCCGGAAAGATGGGTTGAACTCAAAAACAAAAATAAGCTGCCGCAGCCCTATTACCATTATTACATTGACCAGCACACCGGTGAGGGTCAGCCTTTCCAGTTCAAAGTTAAGGATTACGATACGTCCAATGAAATGCGGCCACCGTTCAGCAATTTCGATGAGATGTGCGTGATCCGGTCCTGG